CTCAATACATCACTATGAACGTAACAGGTCTAGCTGTATTGACTGGTACTACTAAGCCTTCTTCTTCTTACTAATCGTAAAACGAATAGGACAAATAAAAAAGGCTCCCAATTGGGAGCCTTTTCTTTTTTAGCAGATTTCGCTAATAAATAACTACCTAAGAACAATACAAAAAATAATAAACAAACATGAGCAAATCAGTATTGAGCTACGGCGAATTTCTTTTAGAAAAGAAGGCCATCGATCAACAAATGGCAGATCTTCCTAAAGGTAAAGGTTCAAAAATTAGCAAGTCAGTAAGTACCGAAACTTCTGATCTTCCTAAGGGCAAAGGTTCAAAGATCACAAAATCTGTAAAACCTGAAATGTCAGATCTTCCTAAAGGTAAAGGTTCAAAATCGACTAAAATGGTTGATGAAAAGACTTCTGATCTTCCTAAAGGTAAAGGAACTGCAGTTAAGAAAGAGGTTGAACCTCACATGGCAAAATTAGTCATTAAGGGTAAATCTTCAACCAAGAAGAGCGTTAACCCAGGAATGGCAAACCTGCCTAAGTAATTTAGAGCCTTCTCAAATTGCAGTCATGCAATCTTCCGTGAGATGGGCAAAATCTAAAAATTTAAAAAGAAATGGCAACTACTCAAAATAAAGACTTCATGAAGGTTCTTAAATTCAGAGATTTCGCAACTAACGAAAACTCATTAAAGGATCTTGTTGGTAAGACCGACGACGAAGAATTAGATCTAGACGATGCTCGAAGCATCGGAAAAAAGATCTCAAAAATGAAAGGCGAGGACCGTAAGAAGTACGTTGGAATCGTTAATTTCATGGGAGCTTCATGTCGAATCTACAATGAGATTTGGGCTAACTATAAGCCAGTAGATCCTGACAAAAAGAAGTCAAACCGCGGAAAAGAATTCCAAGGTGAAAAAGAAATCGGATAAACTTGGCACAACAGGGCGTAATAGCAGAATCAATCATTAGTTTTGCAATAACTTGGCAAAAGCCCGGAAATGGGGAACAGCCTAAATGGGATCAAAATAAACAAAGTATAGAGATCCACGAAACTGATGTGTATCCTGATTTGCAATATACATCTGCATACGGAGCCCCGCAATACGTCAAGTACACATCCGGATCACTTCTTAACGAACTATTAGTTGCAATCAATAAGATAATTGACAAAAAGGTAGGATCTCTTAAAACGAACGAGGAGGCCCTTCCTCCTGGACCAGATGCTCCAAAGCAATTAGGTGCAGGGCAGGAAGAGGAAGATGACGATTCTCAAAAAGCTCTACCTGCTGGACCAGATGCTCCAAAACAACTGGCTGCAGGACAGGCTGGAGGTGCTCTGGTTAAGTACGAGCAACCCTTACCACCGGCGGTAATAGACAATAAGCCTAAAGAGCCGAGTGAAACTGAGGTGACCCCTGAAGAAACTGGAAAAGAGTCTGATATTGCCTATACTGTAATCGTAAGGGGTGATAAATTAAGATTTTTAGAAGGTCAGCAGGAAAGAGGAGCCTACTCGGCAGGAGTTAAGTTCTTGTATAAGGTATCTAATAACATCACCAAAACCGTTGCTGGCGATCGAATTGACAATAAGTCAAAGATTTGGGCAGAGGTTAAACTTGGAGGTCTTCTTGGAAAAACAATAATCATGAAGTTTGAGGAATTTAATGAAACTGAATTTAAGTTCGGCGGAAATTTATTGGCTCAAGTGTTACCATCAATTGAGTTAAGCTTTACGCCAGATCCAAATTCTGTCTACTCAAAGGAAAAGCCTGAACTCGACCTAGCCGATGTTATTAAAGCAACCAACATTACGCTAAAGAATAAGACTACTACTGAAATTAAGTCGATCCAAAAACAAATACAAAAAGAGCTTGAGGTTAGGGAACCTTCACAAAAAGAAAAGGAACTCGATAAACAATCCTCACAGACAGCGAATAAATAACTAAAAAATAAGAGACAAGATGGCAGGTCTACCACATTTTAAAAACTCAACAGCGGGTCCTGGTAAATACGAACCGATTTACTTAAATCAATTCGAAGTTATCATCACTCCACCACCAGCCGTTTCTGGTAAACCTGGATTCGGTAACAATTTGATGCTTGAGCACGTACTTAAGGTAAGTAATTTACCAGAATACGCAGGTTCAGGTTCAGCAGTTGTTGTACAAAACTACAAATTCTCTCAAAGGGTTTACGCACCAGCTAGACCATCTCAAACATATCATCAGTTCACAATCGATTTTGAGGTTAACTTGAACAATAGTAACGATATGTACATTTACAATGCATTGAGAGCATGGGCCGATTTAATTTACGATCCATTAACTGGTCGTCAAGGTCTAAAAGCTGACTACGCGAATGCAACCATTCAAGTTAGTCAATTCAACAGAGCCGGTTTGATCTTTAGAGATTTTACATTCTCTCCAGTATTCATAGGTCCTGCTAAAATGACCGAAACTGCTCTTGACTACACTAGTGAAGGTATCTATAAATTGACAGTTCAATTCACAGCCGATATGTACACTGAAACTAGAACAGGACAGTAAAAAAATCATCTATTAAAACATGGACATGTTTAACGTAAAGCGCAGAGACAATCCTTCAATGGATGATCACATGAATCTAAAGAAACCTGGATTCGGCGGACCCAATTCAAAAGAAGATTTTGATACTTCAAAAAGAAAATCATTGAAAGGCTACCAGCGCGTAATCGACAGAAATGCTGATTTCGAGGGTGGAAACTTCAATCATAACTACGACCCAACTTGGAAAGCGGTTACTCGTGACCTAATTTCTAGAACGGCCAAGAAAAAACCATTTGACCCAATGTACGCAAAACCAACAATTGCAACAGTTGACGCTGTTGAAGAAGGTAAAATCCTTCGATTCGAACAATTCGTTAATGAAGACTTTAACATGTATTCAGAAGCGGATGAGACTCCACTAAATGATGCTCCAGAAATGGATGACGCTCCAGAAATGGATGATGAGCCTGAAGTTGATCAAGAAAAACTTGAGAACTTAATGGAAGAATTCGGAGAAAATCTTGAAGAGATGATCGCTGAAATCGCAGAAAAGATGGAGATTGAAAAAGACGAAGTTTGCGATCTTCTTTGCGCAGCAGTTAAGAAGCTTTGCAAAACCGAAGAGGAAGAAGCTCCTGAAGAAGGAACTGAAGACAACGACGAAGACGAAAATAAAGACTAATTCCAAATGATCAAACTATTTGAACAGTGGTTAGCTGAAAAAACTGGTGAATTTACAATTCAAGCCTCAACCAATAAGGGTGAGATTGATTTTGATGGAGTTTTCCAAGATGAACTTAGTTCAGCAATGACAGCTGCTTATTTAGTAACTGCTAGTAGAACACAGGTTGTTGAAACTGGCGACCTTGTAATGATTTCACAAAAGGACAAAGAACTTGGTGGAAAATCTGACATCATTGTGTCTAAGAATCCATCTGATTTAACAGATGCGGTTCAATTGACTGGTCAAGTTGAAATTATGCAAAAGAAGGAAGATCTCAAAGAGAATTAATACAAAAATCTAACTTAAAAAAGAAAGGGTCGTTTATCGACCCTTTTTTATTGTTTCTACTCCGGCAAGTTCACCAATTTCTTGATCTGAATCGATTAACTTGGGAATGAATTGTATTGTAGTATATGCAGTGTTTAGGAATTTAATTGTATTGTTGATGTTACTGACACTCAGTGATGAGTTTACGTAAATAATACGATTGTACTTACGATTACGAACGTTTATCGCTTTGTCTATTAGCTTCTTGATTTCGTAATTTATTAAGAATGCTTGAATTTTATTTGGAACAAGTATCTCATGATCGAATTTTTCACGAATTATTTTATTCACGTTTAGCAAGTAATCGCACTTCTGCTTTTTACAAAATACGTGAGCGAACTGTTTTTGGTCCTTTACGAATACTATTTCTAAATTTCTGTCTAATGAGTCAATCATACGGTGTCAATGTCGATTTTTTTAATCTCAACACCGGCTTTGCGTAAGAAGTCTAATCCAGATACGTCGCGGTACTCTTCCAAGTAAACGACTCTTTTTATTCCTGATTGTAGAATTAATTTACTACATTCGGTACACGGAGAATAGGTCACGTATAAAGTTGAGCCTTCGCTACTTTGCGTAGATTTAGCAACCTTTGCTAGTGCATTAGACTCTGCATGAAGGACATACCATTTTGTCTGGTATTCTCTAAACGAGCCATCTTCATTATTGATTGCGATTTCGCATTCATTTTCAAAGCCTGAAGGAGTCCCATT